CGTGCTGCTGACCATTGGTATGAAACACCAGAGCCTGCAATCCATACGTGTGCCCATAGGTTTGGGTTACGGTACTGCTCATTAAGAAACCCAAAAAGAAGTTGAAGGATTCCATTACGAACCCATCCCTTTAAAGTTGTTTCTGAAAATAACTTAGGGTCTAACTCTGTTTCGGGAGCAGAAAAATAAGAAGTAGCAGTTCCTTGGATGTGTACAGGGTTTGAGTTACTTCCTAAGTTCTTAAACATAGGTCTAGTTTAGAGCGTATTAAGCTTTTGTTGGGTCTATCCCACGCTCAGATAGTGCTTCTGCAATTTTGGCACGCTGTTGTTCACTTGGGGTCACAGGCTGTAGCGCATCAACTACGGCTTTAGCAACGCGTTCAGCCAGTAAAAAGTCGTCAATCTCTGAGACTAACTGCTTACTAGTTTGGTAAATGTCGTATGTGGTAGCAACACGCATTACGCCTTCTGTGACGGGTATTGTCTCAAGAGTTCCATCGGTTTTAATAACTACGGAATATGCTGCTTGAATTTGTGGGGTCTCTTCAGTCATTAGTTTAGTCCTAACAGTTTTTGTTTACGTTGATTTACGGAGATGGATACGGGACAGAAATTACAGAGGTATGTCTTTGGGCCTGCTTCGTCTTGGTAACGGCCCATACCTTCTGCTTTACGTTCTTTTGCAGTATTAGGAATTAGTAGCTTTTCTTTGTGTTGCCAATCAGCACAGCCGTCTTTTGGCTTGTTGTGTTGTTGGTAGCACTTCATTGCGTCTTCTAAAAACATAGAGCGTGAGTCGTAAAAAGTATCGTCTACTTCTGCAAGACCCTTAGAACCTCCGCCTTTAATTTGACGGATTATTTCTTTCTTAGACTCTGTCTTTGCCCAAGCACGTAATGGAAGAACAAACAGTTTACCTTTGTGCGGTTCTCCTGATGGGAAAACGTGTGATTCACAAGCAATTGCTAACAAATGGTCTTGTTCTGGTGCACCATCGTAAGGTGGCAATTCGTCTAACGAATCGCAGACAAGACAGTACAACAACCGAAACATTGGCTCATTGTCCATCTTCTTTTCGCCCAGAATAGGTACGTTACTCATTATGCTCCTTGTAGTAGTCCAATTATCTTAGCAGATTATTTGTTCCACAACCCTTGCTCTGCTGCGTCTGCCTTTGCTTTACGCTTGGCTGCACGACGTTCCATAGTCTTTTCACGTTCACTTTTTACGCCAATTGCACGACGAGTTACTGCCTGCTTCTGTGCGGTAGTTGAACTGTGGTAAACATCTGGATAGTGCCATCCACCTTCGTGGTGTACAGCTAATGGTGTGTTAGAACGTGGGTCGTTGACTGTGTAGTCAATGTTCTTTAATCCTTTTAACTGCTCTGAGAACTGGGTACCAGATAACCAGCCATGAGAAACTGGTGCTCCTGGATGACCCTCAAAGTTATTTCCTTTGAACGGTTCACGAGCTGCAATTAGTGGTCCTGCATTACGGTTAGAAACTCTTTTAGCCATTATCGTCCCATTGCTTTCTTGTGATTTTTACGAGCACACTTGCCACATACTGTCCCTGCAAAATAACCTAGAGCATCTTCGTGACCGCATTTAGCAATCATTTTACTTTGAGGTGCTTGAATGTTGCGGCTCTCTTGTGAGCGGTCTGGTACATTAGCCATTATTATTTCTTTCCTTCAGGGTAAGTGCGAGATGCAAACAATGAGGTTGAACCGTTTATTTTTCTTGGAGTTTTGCGTTCTTCAGTGTGGCGTTCTGCTGTACATCCTTCGTGTGCTACGCACATGTCAAACGCAGGACCATAGTTGTCTCCGCCCACGGAGTACCACTCGTGCTTGTGTTTAGGCACAGAGGCTTTAGGCCTACGGTCATTGAACTTCATGATTACTTACCGTAATTATCTTTGTGTAATTTCAGTGCTTCTTTTTTGGTATAACCGTAGTAATGTTTAGAATTTAATATTCCATCTTCAAAATGAGAAAGACGATAAGCTCCTGTATATTTTCCTTTTTCTACAGAAATGTCTGAAGTTTTTAATTTTTTAGCCATGATTACTTACCTGGATTTACCTTGTTTGGAAATTCAGAAGTTACAAATCCATAGCCGTAAAAAGGATGGAGTGATTGACGATTGTCTAGCGTTGCTTCGTCACCAAGACCAGGTATTACCTCTGTGTCTGGACGAGCCTTGCGATACTTACCGTCTGTAGCACCGTTGTTTAGTGATGCGTTCATTGAACGTGATGAGTTAACTGCCATGATTACTTCTTTCCTTTAGGAGCGTTGTAAGGTCCATATTTACCATTAATATAGTTAGATTTACTAAGAGTAACATCGCTTGCTGCTTGAGCGTAACGTTGTTTTCTAGATTCTTTACGAGTTGCACCAGAAAGGGCTGCTCTACGGACTAACATACGTCCTTCAGTATCTGATTCATAACCTTTTGAAGCAAGACTTGAGCCTTGTGCAGCCTTGAGTGCACGCTTGTTTGCACGACGGTCGTTAAATAACACTATTGTCCTTCTTTCTTTGGGCCAGAACGGTCACCACGAGACTGTTCAGCAAGTCTGCCTTCCTCAAGTCTACCAAGCACTATACCTCTATGAAGCTTAAGTGCTCCAGGTAATTTATCACTCCCATGGTGTTGCTGAATGATTGTGCGCCCTAAACCTAGGTCTCTATGTAGGGCTTTGTTTCCAATCTGACCAATTTGACCGTGTAGCAAGTTAAAGGCTTCGTGAGCATTGTGGTGCTCTGGAGAACCTTTGTCGGTGTTTGCCATAGTATTTAAGTGGTCTAGCGCCTCATAAGTGGCTTTTGCTACAACCTTGTGCGATTGAGCAAACCCTCCTAAATTTTTTCCGCTTTGAGAGCCACGAAGTTTTCTAGGAAGAATTGCCTGCTCAACTTCTGGACGACCTACAGGAGTCATCTCTGCTGGACCTGCTGCTGGTAAAGATGTTGTACGACGTTGGTCGTAAACTTGTTCTGCATTTTCAGGTGTTACACGAACTACCTCACCATCAAGTTTTCCTGCTTGTCCTGGCTGTGGTTTGGCAATAGGTGTTTGTTTCTTTTTTTTACGAGGTTTAACAGTAACTAACTGTCCTTTTTTAAATTTCTTTATTACTGGGTCAGCAGTACGTGTAACTGGTGCGCCAAGAGGAGTTACAGGAGCTTTTTCAGCCCTTCCTGTTACGGGGTTACGTACAGCTTTTCGTGCTGGTTTAAGTTTCTTTTTAGTTGTTTTTGAAACAGGAGAGTCAACTCGTGTAGCAACAACACTTTCAGTAGTGCCTTTTACTTTCGCTTCTTCCGCGGCTTTTGCAGCTTTTGCTTTTTCAACTTCAGCCATAGCAGCGGCTGAACCTTGGAGTCGCTTTGAGTCTTCTACAGTTAACGGTATTACTTTTCCACTTTTGTCTCTAGGCATAATTAAGCCATCTTTCGTTTGACACGGTCAGACATCTTTTGCGAATAGCAAGATGCACACATACCTTTACTGTACAGAGCTTGAACTGGGTTCATAATAATCCCGCAAGTTGGACATGGGTGTGAGCCTTTATATTTAGTTGCATTTTCAGCAATCTCACGTGCTTGAATTTCCATCATGAATGAGCCATCGCCGTCATCCATTTATTTTTTCCTTTCTTTATTTTTACGACGGTCATTCCATAAAAGATTGTTATTTTTTATTGCGTATTGCATCCAAATGTTTGAAGTTGTTGAAGGGGTTTCCCCTTTTTTTTCTTTAATTTTATCAACAAAATATTGTTGATTTTTTGGGCGATAATTTTCAGTCATTAGTTATTCCCCAAATCGTTTCTTGCTGAACCTGAATAACCTGCAACTCCACCTGAAAACCAGGATACACGTGGCTCTGAATAAACTCTATCTATAGTTACGACATCCTCAATACCAGGTGAACGACGGTCTCCATAACCATAGCGGTCTGGAAACAAACGAATCTGCGGAAGTGGTGGACGAACCATTGCTTGAATGTCTTTACCAGGAATATTCATAACCATTAGCGCTTGTGATGTTAGGCGCTCCATGTTTGATGACCATGGGCCGTTATACTGCCAACGCTTTGCAACTTGGTCAGGCTGTATTGGTGCACGCCATGGTTTTGTGTAATCGTAATTGCCATCAAATTTTTGAGTCATTAACGCCACGCTGGTTTCAAGTAAGCCATCATTGCTTGACGACGCTCATTAATCTGACCAGGTTCTGTAGCCATTGTGTTGGCTTTACCGTCGTTAACAAGGTGGGGAGCTGGAACCAAACCAACTTGAGGTGCACTGCGTAATGTTTGATATACATTAACGCCATTTATATTTACATATGCAGCTTTCATTTGACGTTCAATACCAGACATGTCGTTGATACCTTCAGGCCAAAAGTACATGGATGGCTCAATACGCTCACCCTTGTGTACACCGCGTTGATAGGCTTTCTGGTTTACACGCGACTTAATACTGTCCAGCAAACGGTCATCACGACGTGAGCGGATAGTGCCGAGGTATCCATCTGGATATTCAGCAGAAGGTACGCGTCCTACGCCAATGCGAGACGCGTCCATAGAATCACGGGCTACAGGAGTTCCTGAACCGCCTTGATTGTTATAACCATACATACCGCCAGCCCCAAGGGACTGCCAGTTTTGTGATGGTGAAAAGTTGTTTACAGCACCTGCCATTAGTTAGCCTTTGGTGGACGCGGCTCTGTAATGCCGTGACGCTTGCGTGCTGCTTCGTTACGGATATTACGCATATTGTGCATATTCCAAACGGCATCTTCATTGCGAGAAATCATTTTACGCTCAGCAGTTTTCTTGTATTTATGCCCTGTAGACAAGTCAATCTGAACGCCTTTTTCTTTTGCTTTTGAATCTACCCAACTACCCATTACAGCTTTACCATCTGTTGCATGTTCTTTAAGGCGCAAGAAATGAGATGCAAATTGTTTTGGATTTAACTTGGGGGATTTAGTTCCTGTGCTTTCAAAGGCTGTGTCAACAGGATGACCACTGAGCTTAGACGGCTCTTTTCCTACCAAATAAACTTTTTCACCAGGTTGAATAACATTACCACTGGTCAAGTTAATTGAGGCTCCACCATAGTTGTTTGTAGAGTCAATAAAATCTTGGGCGCCTTTGGGGTTACCAGCCAATAACTTGACTTCGTCATATGTGTACGGAAACGGCTTTTTAGCCGCATCCTTCAAGTAGTCAGGCATCTCACCAGGTCTAGGATTCATGTTACTATTTTCCTTCTTAGAGCGCTAAATGTCTGTATAAAGGAGACCAAATGTCAGTAGACGTTGTTGCCGTAGATTTTAATCCAACTATTTGGGCTGTCTTTTGTGAACTATGTGCCTCGTACATTGGAGAACCAACTCAAGACGATAAGTTAGTTGACCAAATGTACGAAGAACATTGCGCCCTCCATGGGCTTGTTCCTGAAAATTAATCCTTTAAAATTTTTGCTCCAGTGTCTGACTTTGGCAAAGGAGTTGAAGAACTCGCATCATCAAAGTTCAAAGTACTTCCAGCTGTTTGACGAGAGTATGACGCAAGATTTGGTCTGCGCCAAGAAGTTGCTCTGCCTACGCTAGTATTGGTTGACCTGCTTAACGACAAAGGGGATTCAGTTTCAACGTGATGTTGAATAGCCTGTCCCGTTAAGTTGTCAGAACCAAATTCTGAAGAAGATAAATTAAATGACATTTTAGTACGAAGAACTAGTTCCGTCATTAAAGTTTGGCGCTTGACGACCAGCAACTGACGAAATTACTCGTCCATTTGCCATTGTCGCTGCTGCTGCTGGTTCTGTACCTGCAGGGAACTTTACTGATGTGCGGTAACGAGCACCCATGCGTTCTGATGCTGCTGCATTACCTGCAGAAACATTCGCACGATTTGCTTTTCCGCCAGAAGTTGGGTCTCCAGCTTGTGTGTTCTTCTTAGCAACTGCAGTACCACGTGAAGGTGCAGATGGTGCAAGCTTTGCAGCATCCATACCCATATAACGACGTGGAGAGTTTGCGTGTGCTGCAGAAGCTAAAATTTCTTCTGTTGTTGGGATATCTTTGCTCATACTTTTACCTGCTGCCTCTAGATGCGATGAAGGGGCGCCCATGCGACGACGCATTGCGTGACCCATTGATGTCCATAGTGCCATGATGACTCCTTGCTTTGGTATAAGGATACGGCGGTTTTAGCTCGCTGTAATGTGAAAAACGATTGCAGAAATTTCGCCGTCTCGTGACTCAATGGTCGTAAACCCTGGCTTGTCTGTTAAATCCATACCACGGGGAGCTACATACCCACGAGCAATGGCAATGGCTTTAACTGCTTGGTTTACTGCTCCTGCACCAACAGCACGAAGTTTTACTTCACGCTTGTCGTAAATGGCATGTGCAATGGCTGAGGCAACGCTTTGCGGATTGGAGCTTGCGCTCACTCGCAAAAACGGTTCTTCTGAGGATACTTCTGGTGTGTTGCTCAATTGTTAGTCCTTTGGTTCGGTTTAGTGTGCCACTCCCGTCTCAAAGGATAAGTCTAAAACCGTACTTGGTCTCGGTATTTGGGGTCTGACATTTGCTCAGCTACTGCCTTTTCAACTTCGTTAATTGAAAATTTTCCTACAAGGCGTGCTAAAGCATAGGAATCTGCTGCATTATCGTCATTAAACTCTACTCCCCATCGCTTATAAATCTGCAACAACATCTCTTGCTTCTTTGCGTTTCCTTTACCAGATGCATACTTTTTTAATGTCATTGGGGGAACTTTTAAAGGAAATCTACGTGGGTCATCGTCTTCATACATGTCATAAATTGCTAAACGTACTGTTGCTGAAAGTTCTCCAAGAACTAACGCTGCTTGACTAGCTAGTACGGTACCTTCCATCGCTAAATCAACAACGTTTAAATCATGTTCTTCTAAATACATTAAGTGGTCTGTTAACCATTGGCGAATATCTACAAGGCGTTCAATCCCAAAATACGGGGATTTGTATACCCAAGTAATGTGTTTCTTTGGGTCGTCTAACGATAGGGCGGTTAATGCAAACCCCGTCAAAGACTGGTCAATACCAACAGTTACGTTTCCTGCGCTGGTTAATCCGCCGTCTATTACCTTAGTTGTCATTCTTATAGGAGTCCATTCTTGTGTGGACTAGTAACTCTAGTTCCTCAAGCGTGTCTCCGTTGCTTAAAATCTTATCTACTTTATATCCATCTAACTCTGACTCAGAGATGTGACCGTTTACTGCTTTAACTCCTGGACGTTTAATTCGCCACAAATCACCGTGTGCTTTTTTAATCATATCCGCTTCGTTTTCAAACCTAACGTCTGTTATTACGTAGTTAACGTTGTCTACCATTTGTTCAAAAACAGCATGAACCCAAACATCAGACCCCAAATAACTGCGAGCACTTACGCCTAATTCTTGCAGTTCTTTTCTAACTTCTGGAAATAAAACTTTTGCTTGGTCCCAACCATAAGCATCAACTACGCCCTGCAAACGAAATCCTTCTTTTACTAAAGGGTTTAAGTAATACAACATGTCACGTATTTTGTCTGCAAATGCTAACCGTGTAAATCCGTATTGTTCTACAAGAATCTTTGCAACGCTGTCCTTACCTGATTGTGCGTACCCAGTAAGTCCAATAATCATGTTGAGAACTTATCCTTTCGTGTTGCACGGAAATCGTTTGTACGACGAGTAATCTCACGAGAAACCAACGCTACATCTCGTTCAAAGTTATTAGCTACAACTTCCACCATTTTGCGGTATGCATAAGCATGAGTTAGTTGGTCTTCTAAGTCCATAACTCTTGGGTCAGCAGATACTTGTGCTTTAATGAGAGTTACTCGTTCTCCTTTAACTTTTGAATTGTCTTTAGCTAAAAATAATTGAGCTTCTAAAGAATCTTTCTTTTTGTTCAGTACATGCTCATCTACTTGAGATGCAGCTAACTGACCAGCAACAAAGTTAGACCAAGCCGTTAGCTGAGTAAACAAAGCGCTGAGTTCATCGCTATCTAGTACAGATATATCTCGTGGCATTTTTGGCTGCTCTGATTGGTCAGGCCACATATTGATGTTTTGTTCTGCCATACGTTTTACTGCTAAACCTGACATTGGTCCTAAATTAAGCACTCCAGTCCCCCAAATCAACTAATGAATTACACGATTTGCAACCGTCAGAATTAACGTTACAAACAGGCATCTTACTTTCAGTTACTGCCTTTATTACTTTTTGAGCACTAAAGAAAATACGCTCAACCATTTCATAGTCAGCTTTAACTGTAAATTCCTTGGTTGCTTGGTCTGCTTTATTTTCATAAAGAAAAACAATTTCTTTTGGAGCTTCATCTCCGTACATACGGTGTGCTAATTCTAAGTACATTTGCCCTTGCAATAAGTGGTTACGAAATGGACGACGAATGTTTCCAAATGCTTTGGTAATATCTCCATCAGCATCAGCAAGAATATCTGGTGCTTCAAACCGCAGTGTTCCTGCACCAATGGATTTAATTTCAATCAAACAGTCTGCTCCAAGGTCTTTAATCCACCCATCGGTATGACCAGCAATGCGTAATGAGTCGTCTACAAGGGTAACCTCTCGGTACTCCATTACGTCTTTACGCCCACAGTCTTTGCAAGCTGGAGAAATGCCTATCGTCATTACCTTACAAGCTAAGCACTCAAACTTCCCATAAAGAACGTTCATCTCCTGGAAACGAGACTGCCACTTAGCATGGATGTAATGGCCTTCATCAAAGATATTTTGCAATCTAAGGTTTGGCTTGTCTCGTTTCGCCTCTCCACCCGTTAGTAAATGGTACGAATAACGGTGACACCAGTCAGGTTTGATGATTTCTGACGGGTGGAGTACGTCTTGGCGTCTGTCGTCTAACGGACGGCGCATAAGGTGTCGTTCAACATCACCCAATAAGCGTGTTGTCGTTTTCTTTGCATCTAAGAACTTCTTAAGTTCTGTAGCCATGTTAGTCCTTACTGAAAATAAACTCCTTCAGAGTCATTTTCTTAGCGAATGATTTTTTCCACTTACGTATTAAAGCATTTCTTTCTCTGTGGCTCAATCCTCCCCAAATTCCATGTGGTTCATCACGTGTGATGGCGTCCCACAAACAATCTTTTAGTACGGGGCATGGACTTTTACCGTTTTCTCCAAAACAATAAACTTTAGCTTTGTCTGCTATTAATTTGTATCGGTCCTTGTCTCTTGGAGGATAGAAGATGTCTTCATCTTCTTTACTCTTTGGTGCTGCTCCAAAGCAACGTGCTTTAGACCACCACGGCGATTCTTCTTCATACATGTATTAGGCATCCTTTAGTCGGTCCCTCATCTCTAAGAAATCGTCTTCAAGGAGAATAACGTAATTCTCCCCATCCAAATGGATACCCAGTACGGGCATACGTCCATCAAGGATTGCCTCTCTTGTTATCTTTTTCAACACATCCGCCTTTACAGAAAAGGATTTCTTCCCCGTAAATTTGTGTTCAATCAAGAGGTCGCTTGACCGAACATCTCCTTTGTGAGACCAAAACGCTCCAGATGCAGCCATAGTTTTACCGCCAATTTTCTTGGCAAGTCTCTTTTCGTGCTTCTGGGATTGCTTTTGGCCTTCAGTCTTCATCAATAGCCAATGGTGCAGCGTCTGATGAAAGTACAGCAGTTTGTATAGCTTCTTTAAGGTCAACTTCTTCTCGGATACTAGCAATGACAGATTCAATCCCCTGCCATTTACGCTCACCGTGAAAAAACCAACCACCTTTGCGTTCAATAACGCCCATGATTACACCGAGAGAAGCAATTTCTTTAGCAAAATCAAACTCTCCAGGTTCACAAGCACCGCCTGGCGCAAAGTAGAAATCAAAGTATGCAACACGCTGTGGTGGTGCAGTTTTGTTTTTCAATGTACGAACAACAATTTGTTGCCCTACTCGTACTTTGTTTGTTCCTGTTCCAACTTCAATCCATTCCTTACGACGTACTTCACAACGAGTAAAAAACGCATAGTTCTTTCCTTCGCCTCCAGGAGTTGTACGTGGGTCTCCGTGCATTACGCCAATCTTCATACGGTATTGATTGATAATTAACCCAAGAACAGGTCGTTCATCTTCAGTCAAAGAGCGTTTCATAGCAGTACCAACTACACGGAAAAACTTGTTAGTCAACAATGCTCCACGACCAACGGTTGCCTCACTCATATCTTTTTCCATTTCTGGCATTGGTGAGAGTGCTGGAAGTGAATCAATAACAATTGCATCTACAGATTTAGATTCTGCAAACTCAATGACTGCTTGGTATGCCTCTTCCATAATAGAAGTTTCAATAACAATTACACGCTCTGTATCTACTCCACACATTGCTGCGTATTCTGGTACCCATTGCTCTGCTGCTACCCACACTGTGGTGTAGTCAGGATTCAGTGCTTGATTTGCTGCAATAGTTTTTAGAGCAAGAGCTGTCTTGCCGTGCGACGGTTCCCCAATAAGTTCATTCCATTGATTCCCAGGGAAACCACCACCCAATACAAAGTCAAGAGTAGTAGAGCCACTAGTAATACGGGGAATAATATCGCTACGAATATCGGACGCCATAACAACGACGTCGCCTTTAAACTTTTTGTTAAGTTGTGCAATAAGTTTGCGTGCTTCAGCATTTATCAATTTACTCTCCCAATAATTCCTTGTGGATTCCAGTTACTTTGAACATCATTACCTTGCGCAGATTTTGCACTGCCTTCTACTTTGGCTCCAGTTAATGAACCGTAACGACTGCCTGCTTGTGTTATTGGATATCCACAGTCGTAACATCTTGGGGCTGCGTTCTGTACTGCCATGTAATTATTGCCGCCGCATTCAGGGCAAGACTGAGTTTGACTTGCGCTCTGTGCTTTAGAGAGTGGTTGCGTGTATGCAGGCTGTGGCATTGGTGCCATAGGCTGTTGCGATGGCGGCATTGGATTATTAACTGGACGAACTTGTTCTACGGGCGCTTGAGCACCAAGCTGTTTAGCCCACCAATCTGCATTACTCACTTTGCTTCTCCCCACTTGTCTACTATTTTTACATCAGCAATTAAAGGAACTGTAATCTCTGGAAGTTTTATGCCTTCCATAGACAACCGAATTGCTTCGGCAGCTTCTTCTGCTAAATCTTCACGTGCAACTGTAACGAGTTCATCGTGCACAGTCAATACGACATTAACATCTGGCTCATCTATAAAACAAGAATGGGCTCTAACAATGGCTAATTTCATTAAATCTGCCGCAGAACCTTGAATAACTGTATTAAATGCTTGTCTATCTGCTCTACTTCTTAGCCCTCTTTCTGAGCTTTTTAAATCAGGTATGTATCTACGACGACCAAACACTGTTTCTACATACGGAACTGGTCCCCGTTGGGATGACATACGAATGACTTTTGCTTTGTATTTAGCAATGTCATTAAATCTTTCTGTAAAATCATTTAATAATTTCTTTGCAGCATCAATGTTCAATCCTAGAGAAGAAGCAATCTTGTCTGGTCCTACACCGTAAGTCATGGCAAGTACCAGCACCTTACCTGCTTTTCTATCTAACCCAACAGTGTCTCCAATGGTTGTATAAATATCTTTTCCATTTAGATAGTTATCCATCATAATTGGGTCGTTAGAAAGCGAAGCAACAATGCGTGGTTCAATCTGTGAGTAATCAGCTACAACTAACTTGTATCCTTTTGGTGCTACAAATAAGTTACGAATAAGTTTTCCGTACTGACCACTACTAGGTATGTTTTGCAAATTAGGGTCACTACTGGAAAAACGTCCCGTCTCTGCTCCATGCGATTTAAAACTAGTATGTAC